CCCCAACCTGTGGTTGCTGATACACCACCTCCAGTGTATCCTATGCCCCAGACGCAGCCGCTGTCCTCGCCTGCGTCTTCTCCGCCAGCGCCCGCTCCCAGCCCGCCCCAAAGTGCTCCGCGGGCTCCGAGCGCGGCGTCAACAGGTCCGTCGAGCCGCACCCAGAGCCAACAGCGGTTCATCGACGGGATGCTGCCGCTGGCCAAGCAGATCTCCGCGGAGACGGGCATCCCGTGGCAGGTGCTGCTGGCCATCCCCGCCAACGAGACGGGCTGGGGCCAGTCCGTTTTCCACAACAACTACTACGGCATCAAGGACCCCAACGGTCAGGCCGCGCGTACCTGGGAGGTGGTCAATGGCCAGCGCCAGGACATCACCGACCGCTTTGCCGCCTTCGACTCCCCAGAAGCCAGCATGCGCGCGTTCAACCAGTTTCTGCGTACCAACTCGCGCTACGCCGAGGCGCTGGACTATCTGAAGAGCAAACCCAACGACTGGCCGACGTTCGTGGGCATGCTCAATACGGCGGGCTACGCGACTGACCCGCTGTGGTCCCAGAAGGTCATCAGCATCGGTCAGAGCCTGGAGAGCCCCGCGTCGCAGTCGCCGTCTACGCTCAGCCCCAGGCAGAGCACGGGCAGCTTGTTCGACGTGGCCAGGAGTGCCGTCGGCTCCAAGTACGTGTGGGGCGGCACGGGCGGCAGGAACAACTTCGACTCGAACTTCGTCGGCTCCGACTGCAGCGGCTTCGTCGCCTGGGCGTATCACAACGCGCTGGGCATTGCGTTGCCCGCGTTCACGGGCTCGATCTACGCCGCCTCCAAACCTATCGACCCGCAGGACGCCGTGCCTGGCGACCTGATCATGTTCAACATGAACTCCTCGGATCCGCGCCAGCAGCACGTTGCCATCTACGAGGGCAACGGCATGATGATCCACGACTCCAGCATCAACCCAAACGGAGGTGTGGAGGAGACATCCATCTGGTCGGGCGGGGAGTTTCGCAGAGTCCAGGGCGTCAACGCGGCCGACCTGTCGCGGGCGGCGACACCTGCGCAGGACACGACGCCAACGTCTGACGTGCGTCAGACTCCCGTGCCTCAGAACGATGCGACGCGCAAGGCCATCGCCGAAGCCATCCGCGCGCGTACCGATTACACCCACCCCGATCAGGTGCTGACCCAGCCCACGCAGGTCATGACCAAACCCACAAGTGGGGTAGGTGGCGGTAACGAGATGGGCGCGGGTCAGTCAGCTACCCCGCCGCAGGACCTGCAGAACCCCGAAGACCAGTGGATCATGTACCACGGCACGGGCGCCGACTTTCCTGCGGTTGACCCCGAGAGGCTGCAGTCCCCGTACAACCTGTTCGGGCCTGGGCTGTACCTGAGCGACGATCCAGAGGCGACGGGCGGCCGCACGGCTGACAGCCCATACGCGGCACCAACTGACCCCCTTGAACTGCTTCATGGCGGTTACGCGTTCAAGGGGGTGAACTCGAACCGTTTCAACCAGTTGCAATATGAGACGCTGCAGGATCAGCGGGCGCTGGACTACTACAAGACCGAGCCCAGGTCCACGTTCGTCGCGCGCAATGCCGATCAGGACGAGTTGATCCGCAACGCCCAGGCCAACGTGGATTGGGGCCAGCAACAACTGGGCGAGGTCATGCGGGGCAACCAGCCGAACGTGCGTAAGATCGGCGTGCCCAAGAGCCTGCGTTTCCTCGACTTCGAACAGCCCGTTGACGCGGACACCGCGCAGAGACTGGCGCAGATATTCCCCGACCTGGGGATGTCTGCGGAGGACATCCAGGGGGGGAAGGGCGACCGCTTCTACGAGGCCCTCCTGAACGCTTTGGGCAAGCAAGGCCACGACTTCGGGGATGCCAAATACATTGCCAACAGGGAGCTAGCCAACGCGGGCTGGGACGGCCTTGCGCATTCAATCGATGCGCGTCAGGTGCGCATCGTCTTTCCTGAGAGCGTTGGCAAGATCCAGAACCTGACCTCGAAGCAGTGGGGCGGCGCTGACCTGATCGACCCCAGCCTGCAACCAGGCGCGACCGACAAGGGCGCCGACTGGACGCCCATCCAGCCCGACCAGCACGTCATCAATCAGGGCGAGGTCACCCCGCCTGGGCCTGACATCTTCACCGAGCCCGACATCCCGCTGGGTCAGGAGCCTGTCAACAAGGGCGAGGTGCCCAAGCCCAAGCCGAACATCTTTGTGCCGACTGGCGGGCCAGGCATCGCGGTCATGGGTGGCGGGCAAGAGTCCGAGCGCACACCAAGCATGTCCAAGAAGGAGGCCAGCTACACCAAGAAGGCCACCGAGGACCACTGCCAGGACTGCTCGATGTTCCAGGCGAACACCTGTTCGCTGGTCAAGGGTTTTATTCACAACACTGGCTCGTGCGACTACTTCGAGCCGAAGCAGATGGGCGCGGGGCAGGACGACAACATCGAAGACATACCCGTCATCGGAGGCATCGCGCAGGGCTTCCGCCACCTGGGGGAAACCGCCTCGCAGGCCCTCGATGTGGGTATGCCGCAGCGCGAGCAACCCAAGCCGCGCACTCCCCAGGAAGAAGCCGAAGCGGCCAAGATGGCAACGACCATCTCGGGCATGTCCACGGGGCTGCCTGACATCCAGGGCATGCCGAAGACGCTGGATGAAGCCCAGGCACGCGAGCAGCAGCGCGTGCAGCAGGGCCTGGAAGGTGCGACCACGGCTGCTAGCGTTGCCGTGCCAGGTGTAGCCGCAGGGCTGGTGGGGCCTGAGTTAGCGGGCGGTATCGGCGGCACGGCGGCCATCGGCGCGGCGTCTACGGCCGTGCAGCAGGCGCCCGACATTGCTCAAGCTGCGGCCAGCGGCGACCCGCGGCAGATGCTGGCCCAGGGGGCGATGGTCGTGGGCGGCGGGCTGATGACGGGCATGCTGCCTGTCGCGGGTAAGGTCGCGGGCAAGGTCGCGGGGCCTGCCATGGAGGCACTTAGCAGCGTCACCAGGCCCCTCGGGGAGCGCATCGCTACCTCGCCCATGGGCAAGTTCCTGACTGACGAGATCGGCGCAGCTACCGCCCAGGGCGCGATCACGCACGCCATCGGTACCGCGGAGGCGGCTGCGGTAGGCGGCGTACTGGGTGCGGCGGGTCACGTCGTACCCGCGCTGGCGACCTCTACACCCCAGCAGCAAGCCGACCCCAACTGGCGGGCGCAGCAGATCAGCGACGCGGTGGACGGTGCCAAGCTGGGTGGGGCTCTCGCCGCGGGCATTGCGGTGACGTACCCGCTGACCCACATGCTGTGGGACAAGACGGTTGATCCGACGGTCGTTGCGAACTGGAACAGGCTGATGGAGCCGCTGCAAACCATCGACGACCTGGGGGCTCGGGAAGCGCTGGCGACGTGGACCGACAGGATCAAGGGCGCCTATATGGGCGCCGAAGTCACGTACCACGAAACTCAGAAGGAACTGGGCGACGTACCCGTCGGTCAGGGCCTGAATCAGGCCGACATGCTGGGCCACGCCGAGCAGTTCGGCACGCTGCTGGACACGGTCAATCCCAAGACGGGCGCCCGTGTCCCAGGCTACGTGTCGCCCGACGGGGTGGCTGCCACGCAGGCGCACGAGGACTGGCTGCAGGCGAGGCTGCAGTTCGAGCGGGATCACGGCGACCTCATGCGTGTTATGGGCGTGCTGAGCCCGACGCAGGACGTGCGCACGCCTGTGGGCGAGCCTGGCCCGAGCGAGCACATCTACCACCTGTACGAGTCCACGGTGCAGGCCGCCAAGCGCAAGATGGGTCTGGGCTGGCGTGAGGGCGTGACCATGCCCCGCGACAAGACCATCGACCCGACGGCGCCGCCCGATACCCCGCGCACGCTGTGGGAAGCGCTCAGCCTGCATCGGGCGAACCCCGCCAACCCCAAGCCCAGCGACAACGTGGCTGAGGTGTTCTCGACCAGCGTGTTTCAGACGTACCGCGCCGAAGCCAACTTCGAGTTGTGGCAGAAGATCAAGAACTCGCCAGTGGTTGAGATGCGTCGGGCGGGTACGCCCATCCCCGACGGGTGGGTGGCGCGGCCCAACAGGAACTGGGGGCTGGGCAACGAGGCGGAGATGTACGCGTTCGATCCGCAGGTGGCCAGGTACTTTGACAACGTCACCAGCGTTCGCCAGACGTGGCTGCAGGACCCCACGATGGAAGCGCTGCGCTACATCTCGTCGCCGCTCAAGCAGCTTGCCTTTTCGGCCTCACCCGTGCACCTGTTCAACATCGGCCACCGTGCCTGGGAGGCGACCGCCAAGCTGGGTGCGGGGCCGATGGTCAGCATTGCCCGTGACTGGATCTTGCCGTTGCTGCGGCCCAACGGGCGGCGCAACGTGCTGCTGGCCAACAAAGACGTGTTCCTACGCGGCAGCCGAGCGGGCGTGACGGGCTCGACGATGGGCCACCTGGCGGCGGACATGCCAGGACCCAACACACAGCACAGCGCACAGGTCGTCGCGGCGCGCATGGCCGCGGCGGGTCTGACCTCAGGAGCCGCGGGCTGGCTGCAGGCCCACCAGGCGGGTGCCAGCGATGAGGACGCCTGGAAGGAAGCCGGCATCGCTACGCTCATGGGCACCGCGCTGTACACGCCGGGTACGGGCACCGTGGCCAACATGCTTCGCCTGGCGGGCAGGGATGTCAACGTGCTTACCGCGCGCAGCTTCGCCGACGTGATCCACAGTGCCATCTTCTCCAACGTCCTGCCTGTTGCCAAGATCGGCCTGTGGGACGTGATGACGAAAAACGGAGCCGACGAGAAGCTGGCGGCGGAGTTCGTCAACAACACGCTGGGCGGCATAGACGTTCTGAAGATGGGCCGCTCGCCCGTGATACAGTCGATCCTGCGCTTCGCTACGGTTGCCGCTGACTGGGAAGAGGGTCAGGTACGCAGCATCTTCAACCTATTCTCACCCACCCCCGCGGGCGCACTCACGCGCAGGTGGCTGGCGTACAGCATGGCTACCTATATGGGTCATATCGAAGCCCTCAATTACGCCATCAACGGCCACTTCACCTGGCAGAACGGGGCGGGCCACGAGTACGAGCTTGAGACGACGGGCATACAGGACGGGCTGGCTGACATGCGCCACGATCCAGGGCTGCGTGCGGTGGACACCAACGGCCGCCCGACGCGCTCGTATGCCGATCCAATGCCGCCGATGCGCTGGGCACTGGAGACGATCGGCGAGGCGACCCGCTCACTGGCGTACACCTTTGCCAACCTCGAACAGGGCCACCTGCCCATGGGCCAGAGCTTCCCCGCGCCTGCCCCCCAGGCGGGTCAACGGCTGCAGCGTCTCGCGGCGGGCGACCCCAACAGGGGCGAACTGCCGCCCGACCTGGCAGGCAAGCTGGGCGAGGACGTCACTCAGCGTATAGGTTTTCCGTTCGCGGCAGGCGCGCACGCCATCCAGGCGGCTTCGGGTCACCCGACCGACTGGACGCTCAAGCCGCTCATTCCGCTGGGACCCGACTATCACTCGCCCTGGTCATCAGCGATGATTCGCGCCTCGGCGGTGCTCGCACCCCAGGCACCCTCGGGCCTCGTTTCGGTCATCCGCGACATCGACCCGCTGCACCCAGGCCGCGGCAAAGGTCTGGGGATGACGCTGCTGGATGCACTGGGCATCACGCGTACCAGCGTTGTCAGGTCGGGATCTGAGAACCTGACCAAGGCCGACAACATGCTGCGCCGCGCGGGCATCGACCCCGCGCAGCAGGCCAAGGACGCGCAGGACTATCAGAACCAGAAAGACGTGCTCGACAACAAAGGCAAGGCGCTGTTTGACAACGCGCTGACCAGCGGTCAGACCCACCAGCAGATCGACGATGGCCAGCGCGGCATCTCTCAGGCGCGTAAGCTGCTGCTGACGACCAGGGCGCATCTCGGGACGGCGGTTACGCCGTACCTGCCCGAAGAGTGGAAGGGCGGAGCAGAGAACTTCCTGGCCAACGTGTGGAACGGCAACGCGCAGTCGCCGCGCTCGGCCGACCTGAACCCTCACACCGACTTTGCGTCGGTCTCGGATGCGTACTTCAATCCGCCCAACATCAGCCCCAAAGACGAGCAGGGTCTCAAGCAAGCCCGCGCCAATCTGCTCAAGGACATCGCCGAGCAGAACGACGAGAACCCCGACGCGGTGCACGATGCGCTCAAGTGGGCGGCTCAGCACAAGGACCCCAACGGTCTGGTCAAGGCGCCGCCGACGCTGGGCGGGATGAGCAGCGACGACCTGGCCAACGCGGTAACCCAGTTCCTTGACGCGGCCAACGACGACAAGGGCAACCCGATTACCGACTCGGGTGACCGCGCCGACTCCCAGCGCAACACGCTCAACCAGCTAGCCACGCGCTACAAGGTCGATCCCAACAACCTGCTGCAGCGCATCAATCTGCGCCTGAGCCGTGACGACGTTCCCGCGGGTCTGGAGAAGAGCTACAACGACGCGCTGCAGGTCCTGTTCGATTCGCGCAACCCCGACAAGTATCCCAAGTACGTCAACGCGGACGGCACGCCGATGGGGACGTACCTGGATTGGAAGAAGTTCGACGGCTACCTGGCACAGCAGGGCGCGATGAAACGCTACGACGAAACGGCCATCGGGTTGTCCGAAGCCCTCAAGCGGGGTACCGATGCCAGGCTGAAGTTCATTTCCAACAGTGCTGCCCGCGACCAGTATCAGCAGTGGTTCGGCACCTTCGGCAGGAGCATGAGCGAGAAGACGTGGCAGCAGTACATCGCGGGCAACGTCATCGGCTACAAGGATCTGGACGCCCAGTCGCCCAAGAACGAAACCCTCAGGCGGGACAGGATGATCGAGATGTACAACTCGTCCTCACTGGACGAGCGGGCTAACACCACGGTCTACGTGTGGAGTCCGAGTGAGGGGGATTACTTCGAAACCAACCTGTTTGGAGCCTACAAATACCTGCACAGCCGTACGGTGTTCGAATCCACGGCGGGTCGGGAATACGACCAGACGTATGCTAGTGACGACCTCAGTTACCCTGGGGTACAGTAAGGACAGGTCATGGCCAAAAAGACCAGCACCGATGCCTTCAGGGCTCCGGCGATGAAATACGTAGGGAAGATGGAGATCCTGGGCGGGCCTGTGCCGATTGGCCAGATGCACCGCCCGTACATCAAAAAAGAGCGCGACCGACCTCTGGGCGCCGAGGGCAAGGACCTCCGTCCCGAGCGTCCTGAAATCCAGAAGGCGCCCCCCAGGTCGGTTGCACGCACACCCAAATACGCAGGGAAGGGAGGGTAACCAGATGTACGCTCGTCGTCGTCGGGGCGGTCGCAAGCACTGACAAGCCCGTAGGGGGGTCACGCTCAGGGTCCCTCAGGCCCCTACTCCCAACACCACACGGCTGACCCCCCTGACCCCTCCACTGTGGAGATGACATGGCACAGTCCATCAACAGCAAGCACCAGAAGGTCTCGGGGAAATCCACAGGGACCAATGCCGACTTCAAACGTGACGGCTATGCCGCGGGACCCGTGCCCAAGAGCATGATCGGCAACAAGGTCGGGCTGACCAACCACGTGGGCTATTCAGGCCCAGACGTAGCCCAGGGAACACACAACGGATAAGAGATGACCACCCAGGATCTCGACCCGTCTGCACCCGCTGACTACGATCCCCCGTCGCCCCCATCCGACGGCAACGATCAGGCGGCCCCAGCGCAGGACGAGAACGAGCGCGAGCGAGAGCTTCAACGACGACTGACACAGCAGGGTCGGGAAACCGCCGACGCGCGCAAAGCCGCGGCGTATGCCCAGCAACAGGCCACTGCACTGAACCAGAATGTCCGCGAACTCCAGTCGCAAGTCCAGCTTCTAAGCGCCCACCTGACCGAACAGCAGCGCGCCGAGGAGGCGCGCAAGCAACAGGAACTCGACAACTACCTGTCTACCCTACCCCCCGAGCAACGTCTCGACCGTAAAATCGAGATCCTGGGCGAGCAGATCAAGCAACTGCAGACTGCTGCGGCGCCGTCGCAACCAGTGCAGACTGCACCGCCTGCTCCACCCCAACAGGCGCCCAGTGATCAGAACACGCTCGACTACATGCGCAACCGTGCCATCCAGATCGTCAACGAGGCTGAAACCGAGTTTGGCGTCAAGGTGGACGTGAGCCAGCTATCGGATCAGGACTGGGAGACAGAGGAGTCTTTCTACAAGGCGGTCATCCGACGCGCCGCCAGTGGGACTGGAGAAGCTGTGGCACACAAGAAACCCCCCGCTCAGGAAACTCCGCAACAGATGCAGCAGCGCATCCGACGTGAGGTCGAAGAGTCGCTTGGCGTGTCCTCGCCGAGCGGCCCCAAAGCCAACGGGACGCGCAGCCGCAAGCCGACCGAGGATGACGTGAGGAGCCTGGTCAACGGCTACTCGTCAGCCAAAGGCCCCAAGGCAGCGGCGGCAAAAATGAAGGAGTTGCGCGAGCGCATGGGGTGAGCGGCACGACTGGCACAACAGCACTCGGCGCTCAGGTGAAGCCCCTCTACGGCGCTGTGCCCAAGAAACGAAAACCAAAGGCGCAGAAGAAGACTTCATCTAGGAGACGCTAATGCCACAGGGCACGACGGGTACCGTCGCGCTGAGCCCAGAAGTCAAGGCGATGTATGACGCCGACTTCTACCTGCAGGGTCAGTCGATGGTGTATTGGGATCAGTTCGCGGACCTGAAGGGTCCAATCATGAACGGGCAGCGCGGCAGTAGCCAGAACTTCCCGATCATCGAATCCATGCCGCCCAACTTCACCGTGCTGGACGAGTTGATCGACGTCTCGCCCAACCAGATGCGCGGCTCAGAAGTGCCCGTTACCCTCAGCGAGTTCGGCGGCGCAATCGAGGTCACCAAGTTTCTGGTGGCCACGGCGTACGCCGACGTGTACAAGCAGGCGGCCTACGTCAACGGCTACAACCTGGCCGAGTCGATTGACTACATCGCCCGCGCGGTGTTCGGTCAGGGATCTCGGGTGTGGTTCCAGAACAACCACACCGCGCGCAACCAGTTCGCGGGCCAGACGGTGGCCGCGGATACGCTGACCATCCGCTTCCTCGAACTGCTGGCCATGATCGCTCGCTCGGTCAAGATGCCGCTGTACGAGGACGGGGCGATTGCCACGGCCGTCCACCCGTTCGTGCTGTACGACCTGATGCAAGACACCACCAACGGTGGGCTGCGCACCATGTCGCAGTACAGCCATCCCGAGATCCTGTTCAACGGCGAGATCGCGTACTGGGGCGGCAACCGTCTGATCGTGTCCTCCAACGCCAAGGCGTTCTGGGGCGCGGGTGCCGCGGGATCCCCAGCGGTGGCGACGACCACGACGGTGGCCATCAACCCTGGCGACACGTCGATCACCGTCGCCTCGGCCACCAACATCGCCATCGGTCAGTGGCTGGCCATCGTGGACGCCGCGGAACCCGTTGGCAGCGCCTGGACCGACACCAACGAACTGTTCCGCGTGACGGGCATCGCGGGCTCGGTCATCTCGGGCTTCTGCCTCGACCCAGGCCCTGGCGACCTGGGCGGTTTCCGCTGGCCGCACGCCTCGGGCGTGGCCGTCAACAACAACAACTCGGTCTACCCCATGCCGATGTTCGGTCCCAACTCGGTCACCAAGGCGGCCTCGTCCTGGACTGGACCGTATGGAGAGACTGTGGTGACGGGTCCGTTCGACCGCCTCGGCCGCTTCCTGACCTTCGGTTGGTACCTGATCGCGGGCTATAACCGTACCCGCCAGGCGTGGCTGTTCCGCGGCGAGGTGGGCTCCAGCCAGTCGTGAGGAGGTCGGTGTGACCGCCATCCACATCCGTGACGACGAACGGCCGCTGGACTACTCAGCGGCCAAGTCGGGTGACTTCTACGACCGCTGCCCGTACGACGCGTGCATCGAGGTGGACGCCAGCCATCGCAACGAGGGCAAGGGCGACCACGAGTCGGCCCACGAGTGGAGCATCTACTCGGCCGACCGAAGATCGGGCGGCTGTGGCGGGACGTGGACGCGGACCAACGCCATTGGCGCCCAGCGGCGGAACGGCGACGTCAAGGGGCTGACTCAGGACGCACAGCGGGATCGGGCCTACTCGCTGCCCAGCCAGGCCTATCAGGACCAGTACGAGAGGATCTTCGGCCATGCATAAGCAGACCGCCGAGGGGGGCATCATTACCCTGGACGAGAATCAGGACCACACGCTGTGGCCGTGTGTCCAGCACGATCCCCGCATCTCCTGCAACGAGGCGCAGCGCATGTGGCAGGACCCGCGCGCACAACGTACGCTGCGCCCACAGGAGCCGCGGTATGCCCGTTACCCCACACCCCCTCGCTAGGGTTATGTTGTCGCCCGTGCGGATGGTCGTCCTGCCGACCAGCGCGGGCAAAGGCGTGCACTTCCGCAACGGTGTTGCGCACATCAACGACACCGACGACCTGCCGTACCTGCTGGCGCGCTCCGACGCCCGCCTGGACATTACCGAGTACGCCATGTCGTGGATGCCCGAGGTGCTGGCCAGGACCAGGGTGATCAACGCCAGCGTGCACTGGCCCGAGGGCTACGACGTGCGCCACACCAGCGAGACCGACTTCAGCATCACCCCTGTGGTCCCGCCCGTGGAGCCTGAGGAGGACCCCCTCGAAGAGGCACTGGCGACGCGTCCACACGGGAAAAAGCCGCGTGCCGAGTAATTTTCCAGGCGGCGGTACGTTTGGCAGCAGCACGCTTGGCGCCACGGGGCGGGCGCAGTTCCGCGACACGGTGCTGCTGCTGGGCGCGGGCGGCACTCTGGTCGTCCCGCCCGCGGGGGCGCAGGTCGCCGTGTATGACGTCGGCACGTCGAACCCGATTGCCGACGTGCTGTACGCCGACGCCTCCTCATCCGCCACGCTGCCCAACCCGATGTTCACCGAGGACAACGGATTGGTCGATTTCTGGACCCTGGAAGAGCGCGAGATAGATCTGGTCGTGACCTGTCCTGGCTACCAGCCACAGCGCGTGACGGTAACCACCGATGCGGCAGGCGGAGGCGGCGGGGCGGGTGAAGACATCGCGCTGCGTACGTACGTTCAACACATCATGGGCGTGCTCGATCCCAGCGGGCCCCCCGCCCCCTGAAAGGAAGCATCTGAATGGCCGCTTGCGTGATGCAGCTTCAAGTCGCCAACGGGCCTTCGGGCTCGATCACCTACGCTTCGGGTGAGAGCGGCTTCAAATACAACCGCGAGGACACCATCTCGGGTACCACCGCGGTGCCCATCCCCACCGCGCTGGGTACCCGCTACTCGTGGCTCAAGTGGCTGTGCCTGTCGGTCACGACTGTCGGTACGACCAACATCTCCAATCGCCGCATTCAGTTGGCAGGCAGCGCAATGCCTGGCGGCACGGCCATCTTCTTCCAGGGCAACGCGACCTACGCCCAGGCGGCCACAGGCAACATGCCGCCCGACAACACCACCTCGAACGGACCTGCGCTGCCGTCTGGCTTTACCCTGGCATCCACGTCCACCCAGTTGTACGACGGGGCAACGGTATCCAGCGGCTCGCTCGGCAAGAACGGCAACTACTGCGAGACCGTCTTCGGGGTGGACTTTACCTACACCACGCCTGGGGCGGGTTCGAACGTCGGGTTGTCGGATGTACGTCTGATCTATGACGAGGGGCCGTAACCCCCGTGGACGCCTGGACCTGGGCCGCCACGTATACGGACGGCTCGACTGTTGCTGAAGGCGACGATGCGAGCCTCGACCTGCAGCGAGTAGCGGTCTTCGAACTGCGCCCACAGCGGGGGGGACTGGGCTCCTTCAGCGTTCTGATCAACCAGGGCGAAACGCCGTTCTTCGTACGCACGCGGGCGACAGCGTGGCTGATGGGCGGCGGCGAAGCCGAGACGCTACAGCACGTCCTCGGACTGGGCCTGGCGGACGGCACGACGGTGTACATCACCTGCGATGAGCAGGGCCATGCGGTGATCTCCTCGGAGCGCCTCGCGTAAGTGACGACGGTCATCACCACGGGCGCCCAGGCGAGCGCGACGACGACGGCGCTCTCGACGCCGACGACGGGCTTCGACACGACGGGCATGACGCTGCTCGTGGTGGGTACGGCCAACTATCACGCTGGCGGCAACAACGACGCCGCGACGCCGCTGACCGACAGCAAGGGCAACACCTACGTCCGCATCGGCCGCGGCACCAGCGGCACCGAGTACTGCAACCTTTTCTACTGCAACAGCAATACACCGATTGTCGGGGCCAATCACTACTGGACGTACAACGTCCTGAGCGCTGACTTCACGGCCATGGCCGTGCTGTGCTGCGACACCTCAACGGCGACGCCCCTGGACGTGGGCTCCAATAGCACCTTCAACGGCGCCAACCCAGGCCTGACCCTGACTACGGTGTCGGCTACTACCACGCTGGCCAACGAGATTCTGGTGGCCATGTACGGCGACGCCGACGACGCCAACGTGGTCACGACCGCCGACGCGGGCTCGACGGCGGTGCCAGGCGGCACGTGGACCGCGGGCTCGCATGTCAACGGCGCCGCTGGTCAGGGCTACTACATGGCCTACGCCCTGACGACTGCAACGGGCACGTACGCGGTCAAGTTCACCAGCGACACCTCGACCGAACTGGTGACGGGCATCGCCAGCTTCAAGCTCACGGGACTGACCACGAACACGCGCCCCGCGACAAACGTCAGCGCTTCGCTGTTTGCGAGCAGCCTGACGCACAACGCGTCGCCCATCAGTGCCGCTATGCAGTTCCCTGGCCAGCACTCGCAGCCCTCAGCCGACGGTGCGCGGGGAGGCTGGACGACGCAGAGCGGCGGTACGACCAACCTGTACGCGCAGATCAACGAGACACCTGCCAGCGACACGAACTACGTGCAGTCATCGCTGGGACCCGCCAGCGACCAGTTGACCGTCGCTATGGCCGCGCTCTCGACGCCCGTCTCAGGCGCACGTACGTTGACCTACCGTTACAGCAAGGACACGGGCACCTCGGAGCGCATCGACCTGACCGTGGAGTTACTGCAGGGCACCACGGTGGTCCAGTCGTGGGTTCACACCAACATCCCCACGGGGTGGACACAATCGCCTGACCAGGCCATTACCAGCACGATCACCGACTACACCATTCTGAACGTCCGCTTCACCGCGAATCAGGTCTAGCCGTGGCCATCAGCCAGCGGACGCCGACGCAGGGCACCGCGGCTTCGGGTGCCGCGTTGACCGTCACCTTCCCTGCGGGTTCGACGACGGGCGACCTGCTGCTGCTGATTGTCGCCAACGCGGGCACCACCCCGCCGAACGCACCCACAGGTTGGACGCGCTTCTATTCGGGATCCGCTGGCACGGCGCAGAACCTGGCGGTCTTCTCGGCGCCCTGGGCGGCGGGGCTGACGACCAGCTTCACCAACGCCGCCTCTGCCGCTGCCTGGATCTGCAACGCGTACGCGTCGGGCGGCGATCAGGTGGACATGGACGCCAACACGGTGGCGACCAATACCACCAGCAACACCACCCTGCCGACAGGCGCGCCCACGGTGGGCGGTGTGGGCGGCTACGAGGTGCTGTGCTACGCCTGGACGTCGGCGGCCACGATCAGCGGTGTCGCCAGCGGCTCGGCCATCGACGCCACCCAGGCCAACAGCACCACGATCAGCGCGTCGCTTGGCCACAACACCACCAACCCACTTGCGGCCGGCAGCACGCCCACGGCGTTCGCCCAGACGCTGAACGCCGCCAACACGCGCAAGAGCGGCCTCGGCGTCATCCTGCGCGATTCCAAGAACGTGCCGCGTCCCGCGACGCCCGTGTCGGTCAGCCTGGCCGACGTGCGGCGCCGCGCTCAGGTGTCGTGGATCGACCTGTTCGTCCCCCTGGCAGCACCCGCCGCACCGACGCGCACGGCCAGCCCCGTCTACGCCTCGCTGCTCTCGAACAACGTGACCCACACGGGGTCACCCGTCAGCGCAGCCCTGTTGCGGCTGGGCGTGACGCACACGGCGTCGCCTGTCACCGCCTCACTGGTCACTGTCAACGTCCATCAGGCGTCGCCCGTCTCTGTGTCGATGACGGGGGTGCCCACTCGCCCCGCGGCGCCCGTTACCGTCAGCTTGCAGTCGAACGCGCCCAGGCGCGCACGCGTGTCGTGGGTCATGCTGACGCTGCCCGACCCGACCACGCCCAACATCAACACGGCGACCCCCGTCAGCGTCTCGCTGAGCAGCAGCAACATCGTTCGTCGCGGCTCGCCCGTGACGGTCGTCATGCTGGCTTCGACGCCGTTCGTCACCAGCGTGCATCCCAGCGGACGCTACCTGCTCGACCAGTTCGGGGCGCCGTACTTCGTCCAGGGCAACTCGCCTCAGAACATGTCGGGTGCGCTCAGCGCCGCGGACATCCACACCTTCTTCCAGAACCAGCAGGCCAAGGGCTGCAACTCCTCGCAGGTCCACCTGATGGTCAACGACCGCATCGCTGGCACGGGCCGCTCGGTCGGCGGCAAGAACGACCCGACGGGCTTCGTCCCGTTTACCAACATGTCCAACTTCACGGGCCCCGTGACTGGCTACTGGTCGCTGATCGACACGCTCTTTGACGAGGCGGCGCTGGCTGGCCACACGGTGTGGGCGTCACCCTGCGAGAACATCTCGTGGGGGCCGACGGTGGGCGGCATGAGCGACACCGACGCCTTCAACTTCGGCGTCTGGATCGGCAACCGCTACAAGGGTCGCCCCAATCTGGTCTGGAGTTTCGGCAACGACTGGGATTCGGGCCAGTGGTTCGTCACCGAGGAGAAGGTCCGCCAGGTGGTGGCGGGCATCCGCGCCAGCGGCGACACCCACCTGGCGGTGACGTGGCTGTATTCGCCCGATTCGATCTCGTGGGACGGCCCCAATAGCTCATGGGACACCCTGCATCAGGTCTGCTACGTGTACACCTACGCCGCGCCCTACCAGTGCGTGGCGCGTTCGTACGCCCACGTGCCCATCCAGCCGACGCTCTTCGGCGAGGGCAACTACGACGCCGAGAACCTGAACGGCGGCTTCGACTCACGCCAGCGCGTGCGTGAGACCGCCTGGTGGGCGGTGACGTGGGGCGCCAGCGGACAGTTCACGGGCCAGCAATCGGTGTGGCAGTTCAGCACCAGCAGCCTGGGGGCGGGCGGCGACTGGCACGGCGCGGCGGACGGCCAGATCAACAGCACGTCGGCGTATGAGTTGTCGTACATCGCCGCGTTGATGCCCAAGCTGCCAAGCTGGCACCTGCTGGTGCCCGACACGGGCCACGTGCTCATCACCGCGGGTGCTGGCACCTATATCTCGGCGGTCAACGGCGACGCCAGCACCTGGCAAACCAACGACTACGCCACCGCGGCGATCTCCTCGGACCACCGTCTGGCGGTGGTCTACGTGCCCAGCGTGCGCACGTGGACGCTGAACACCAGCATGCTGCTCGGCACGGCGCACGGGTACTGGTACGACCCGACCAACGGTACCCAGACCGTGGCCACCGCACCCTGGACCATGCCATCGACGTTCCACCCCGACGGCACCCAGGACTGGGTGCTGGTGCTGCAGGGCACGGGTGCAACGGCCTCGCCTGTTACGGCGTCGCTGACCAGCGGCGGCACACGCGTGGGGACAGCCTCGGCCTCGCTGATCACCCTGGGGGCGGTTCACCTCGCTACCCCAGTCAGCGTGTCGCTGTCAGGCTTCATGCTGCGGCCAGGCTCGCCCGTGTCGGCGTCGCTGGCGGCTAGCGGTACAGCCCGACCTGCCTCACCCGTGAGCGTGTCGCTGCTGCTGGCAGGTGTGACCAGGCCAGGTTCGCCCGTGTCGGCGTCGCTGGCGTCCAGCGGCACGGTGAGGCTCGGAACCCCCATCACGGCGTCTCTCGTGGGCCAGCGCGTGGCCGTGGGGGTTACCGTCAGCCTGGCACCGTGGGTGCCTTTCCGCCTGGCAACCGTCGTGACGGTGTCCCTGTCAGGCGGGCCGCGCATGGCTACGCCTGTGACGGCCGCGCTGAAGCTCACAAACGCCACGCGTACAGCCTTACCCGCCAGCGTCTCGCTGGCTGCTTTCAGCGCGGTGTTCTGGGACTCCGCGATGCGCACATTTACTTTGAGCAGCGCGGTGCCCGCGACCACGCTTGTCTACTGGGACGTCGCGCGGGGCCAGTTCACCTTCTCCAGCGCCGGAAACCACAGTGTAGGCTGGGACCCCTCCAGCCAGCGTTTTATACTGGGAGCCTAGCCGATGCCTATTGTCCTCGACCCAGGCGCCACAACCCCACCGATCTCAGGGCTTGGCGGCGTGAGTGCGCTGAGCCTGATACGTGAACTGGGCGCGCGGCTCAACGAACAGATCGTGTGCTACCCCACCTCGGGCGGCACCACCACGCTCTTCTGCCCCGACCTGCTGCAATTCTTTCCCCTGGCGCTGACGCAGTTCAACGGCTGGGTGTATGCGGCCAATCCCACCAACCCACAGAACGCGGGCATGGAGCGCAGGGGCCAGAACTGGACGACCGACGGCACACTGACGCTGTACGCGCCTGGCTTCCCCGCGGCGATCACGGGCGGCGAGTACGAGATCAACATGCGCTACCCGCGCGCACGTCTGCTAGAAGCCGTCAACTCGGGCGTCAGCCAGCTTGGTTTGACGTGGTACCGCGACTGGATGGACGAATCGATTGTCACTCGGCCCAACACCTGGGTGTACTACCCGCCTGCATCTCAAGGCTGGGCGAACATCTACCGCCTGGAAATCCAGATCAACCTGAACGAGGAACAGCTTGGCTACCCGTACGCCGACGCCGAGTACCTGAACTGGCGCCCCAGGCGCTATGTGGACCAGCAAGGTACCGAAAGCTGGCTGATCGAGTTTGGCCTACTGCCGCCGCCCTCGCGCAAGCTGCGCATTTTCGGTGAGGGGTTCTATCCCACGCTGCGCCTGGATAGCGACGTGCTGCCCATCGCGGGCAAGTGGCAGGGCGGCGCGCTGGAGTGGATCTACGACTGGGCCGAGTTCAGGCTGCAGTGGTGGCTGACCAACAAGCAGCCCACCGCGGAGGCCGAGAAGCTGCGTCAGCAAGCGATGGACCGCCTGGAGAACCAGAAGAACGAACTGCTGCAGAACGCCCCCAGCCACAGGCCTGGGCGCATCGTGACGCCTGGTCACGGTGATGCGATGGCGTTCCCCAGCCCTGAGGACTGGCGCTACCTCGGAGCGTTTAAGAGCGCGAGCTTTATTCGAGGCGGATGACCACCTACGGCACCGCGTACGCCTGGCCCAACGTCCAGCCTGGTCAGCAGGAGGAGGCCATCCTGAACGGGCTGCCCATGCAGCTTGTGCCAGGCAAGTACGTGGTACAGGAGGCCGACCGCTTCGGCGAGAAGGTCACCCAGGGCGACCTGAAGTACGCCGACTTCAACCCCTACGAATCGGCTCAGGCGGTGTCCACATTGATCTCGGGGGCGGGTCTGCAGCGCTACACCGACGTGCTCGACCCCACCACGGTGACGACCTACTACAAGGAAACCTCCAACGTGTCGTGCGTCGAGATGCCCGCCGTGCTCAGCCCCGAGATGCTGCAGCAGCCCGTGCCAGGCATCACCACGACCCTGGTGTGGATGAGCGACGTGAGCCTGGCCAACGGCTTCAGGGGCACCGTCGGGGTGGGCGGCAATGGCATCTGGACGCGTGCCACGGGCGGCGGCTGGACGCTGGCGCTGGGGCTGCCCGCCACACCGCTGCCCGACGCGATCATGGTCTTTCAGGGCACGCTGATCATCGGCTACGGCCTGACCCACGTGGCCCAGGCGACGTCGGACCTGGCCACGCTGACCAGCATCACGGGCAACTCGACAGCCACCTCAGGCCCCGATGTGGGACCCATCTACATCTACGCCGCGACTTCGGACCACGCCACCAGCTACGTGGCAGGCGGCAACACGGCCGACCCGACCGTCGTCCTGGCCAGCCTGCAGCCGACCAGCCACTACACCACACCGACGGCCACGGGCGACTCGCCGATTGTCAGCCTGGCGCCTGGCGGCGGCATCGCGCTGGTGTACGTGGGCAAGATGGACGAGCTTGGCGAGATCGACCAGCAGGGGGTGTACCGCACGCTGGTACCGTTCGATGGGCCCGCGCCAGGCAACTGTCAGCCGCTGCGCTGGTACCTCAGCAGCGGCGCCGACGCTCAGCGTGGACCCACGGTCCTGCTCTTTCCCCGCGGTCACGGGCTGTGGCTGTATGCCCCCTCAACGATTACCTCAGGCGACTCGTACAACATCTCGCCCTGGTCGCAGCCCTGGCTGAAACCGCCCAACGCCAAAGGAAGCATCACCGCGCTGCAAGGCTCGGCGCGCTGGCTGTACTTCGCCGTGCAGCGCCACAGTGACGGTCATACGTGGATCTACCGCCGCGACGCGGCGACGGGCGCGGCGCACACCTGGCTGGACCTGGGACCAGGCCTGTGCCAGGCGATCACCATCACCAACAACACGCCTATCAGCCCAGGCAATCCCGCGCTGCTGCTGGGCTATGGCAACTCGGTCATCAGCATCGTGCTGCCCGTAGACGGCGATTCGGACCGAGACGACCCTGGTTGCCGTCACAACACAACGGGCTATCTAGACCTGCCCGACACCGACCTGGGCTTCCCCGATGAGGACAAGGTACCGTTCTCGGTGCGCCTGGCGGGCGGCCGCATGGCGCCCAACGAGCGCTGGTTCGACGTGCAGGTCCAACTCGACGAGAGCGGCACGTGGATCGACCTGGGCAAGGTGTCCACATCTCTGCCCGAAGCGGAGCTTGAGTTCCCCTCGGGGTTGAAGTTCAGGCGCATGTCCACGCGCGTGTACTTCAACTCGTCGGACGGCGCGGAGAGCCCCGAACTGTGGGGCCTGTCGATCCGCATGTCGCTCAACCCCAAGGTGTATCGGCTGTTCGTCATCCAGTGCACCGTGCCAACTGCTTCATTTCAGACACTGGCCGACAACCTGTACAACCCCTACGCGCTGATCCAGCAACTGTGGCAGGCACGCCGCGACGGCTACCCCGTGACCTACTCGGACCCGTGGAACGACCAGTTTCTGGTGCGTATCCTGAAGATGCAGCAGACCCAGATGCTGCGCCAGCCTGACATGGTGCCTGAGACGACGCTCGACTTCACGCTGCTCGACTTCGTGAAGGGTCGCACCGCGCTGGATTTCCTGTACGACACCGTCTCGCCCGACGGACCGCTGCCCGCCGACCAGTACGGCTACGACATGCCGCTGGCTCTGTACGACACCTCGGGGTAGGCCATGCCACTCAACTCGGTCGATTTCGTCCCACGCGGGCCCATCAGGTCGGCGGACATGCTGCAGTTCGTCAACCTGTTCACGGGCGTCATGACCGACCAACCCGTGACGTTCAAGAACGCGCTGAGCGTGGGCACCAACCAGGGAGCGGGGACCCCGCCCGTCAGGGTGTACGGCGCAGTGGGCCAGACGGGCCACCTGATCGACCTGTACCCGAGCGCGTCCAGCCTCAACCCTGGCTGGGGTGTGGGGGCGCTGGGACAGTTCGCCTGGGGCCCAGGCGGCTCAACCGTACAGGACACCTTCCTGTCCAGAATCGCCACGCAGAACGGCCACACCTCGGACACGGCGGGCCTGCTGATCAACCCGTATCTGGAGGTCCTGGGCGGCCTCGGCTTCGATGGTCCGCTGACGTGGAAGACCAGCGGCGCGGTTATCACCCAGGGCGGCGCGGGGTCGTTTGCCGTCAGCATCAGCCAGGACCTGTACGTGTCGCGCTCGGTGGGCATCGGCACGGGGCCCATCCTCGGTTACGGGTTGGTCATGGGCGGCAGCTACTCGACCTACGCCATGGACATCGGACCCATCCTGACGGGCACCACCAGCGTCGGCGGTCTCCTGCTGCAGCCCACCGCGGGGGCGACCATCTCGGGCAATCTGGAGGTGCTACAGACTGCGCCGCAGACGGCGGCCAGCACCACCGTGCCAGGCGTCATCGGTATCCACGTCTTCAACGTGACCAAGGGCTCGGGCTCAACCGTCACCAGCGACTACGGCATGATCATCGAGGCTCAGACGGCGGGCGCCACCAACAACTTTGGGCTGTACGTAGCGCCGCCCAGCGGGGGGTCCACCAACAACTGGGGCATCTACAACCTGGGTACGTCACTGTTCAACCTGTTCACTGAACACCTGGGCTCGGGGCGCTTCGGAGGCCAGATCATCCCCGCCACGGGCGCGGGCGTCGAGATCGGCCGCACGGCCACGCCGCAGGGCTACATCACCTCGTACAACCGCTCGGCTGGGACGTACGAGCCGCTGATCCTGCAGGCCAGCCTGTTCCAGTTCCAGCAGGGGCTGGTGGACGTGCTGACCACGGCCCGCTTCGGCGGCTACATCGTGCCCTCGACGGGATCGGGCCTGGAGATCGGCACGACGCCCGCGCCGCTGAGCTTCATCGTGGCCTACAACCGCTCGGGCAGCGCGTATCTAGACCTGTCCATCCAGGCCAAAAACATCAGCCTGACGGCGAATGCGGGCGGCACGGTGAGCGTCACGGGCGGCGCCTTCATCCCACCCGCGAATGCGATCACGTCGCTGGCGGGCAGCCAGCCCTTCGGTACCTTCGGCTCGATCACGTTTTCAACGACCTCGTCAACGTATGTGGCCATCACAGGCTTCGCGGTGACCCTGACCACCACGGGTAAGCCCGTGTGGGTCACAGCCACGGGCTCGATGACCAACACCGCGGTCAACACGCTGATCGCCGTGGGCATCGGCATCGACGGCGGCGTGGTGCAGGCCGCAACGCGACTGGTCATCAGTCAGGCCAACGGCGACATCCCGTTCCACATCAGTTCCATCTGGCAGCCCGCGGCGGGCTCGCACACCTGGCAGGTGTACATGAACACCAACGCGGGCACCGCGGCGACGGACGTCTCGACCAGTTTTACGCTGTATGCCATCGAGTACAAGTTCTAGGAGAGCCATGAAACGCATTGCCCTGCTCAGCCTGCCTGACCCGCGCTACACCAATCCCAGCGACCCTGCCTACGAGCCCAACCGTGTGGATTACCGCGTCCTGATCGACCAGGCCGTGAAGCTACCCCTCGACCGTCAGAACGGGGCGACCATCGACGAGATGCGCAAGGGCATCCGCATCCTCGACGCGCTCGACGGCTGCCCGAAGACGTTCGGCCTGCAGCCCGAGATCCTGACGCTGGAGGACGCCGACTGGGAGTTCCTCAAGAGCAAGGTCGAGCGCATGCCGTGGGCGCTGGTCGATCGCCGCTTCGTACAGTTCTACGACGACGTCGTGGGGGCAACCGATGCCGTCCGAGATGGGACCCGAGCCGACGGGGTCGCCGCTTCCTGAAGAACTGTCGAGCGTCTCGGAGCGCAGCGTCGCCGCGCGCCACTCCTCGCTGCGCATCGACGTGACCCTATCGGTGGGCTACACCCGTGAGCGGCCTGGCGTCACCGACCACTGGGAGATGCGCGTCAGCACGATCGGCCTGATGATCGCGGGGGCGCTGGTCACCCTGGTCATCCTGGCCATCCTGCTGCCGCACATCCTCAGCCTGCTCGCGGGGCTCTGAGATGCCCGTTGCCGTTGACTGGCTGGAACTGTACGTAGCCGTGCTGCTGACGGTGATCCTCGTGCTGGAGGCGATCCTCGTCAGTCGGTCGCGACCGCCTGATCAGTAACCTCGATCCCCCCACGCCGCCGCCGCGGGGTAGGGGCCGCGACGGTCATCGCTACGGACTGCACGGGCGACGCGTCACGCAGCGCAGCCACATTGGTGTTGAGCATGCGCAGTTCGAGCACGAGGGCTTCCAGCGCGTCGGCGATACGCAGCGTGGGGTCGGTCTCGGCGTACACGTCCTGCACGGACACCCCGTTGATAGCCACGTCCACCGCGTGCTGGTGTTCGGGGGTCTGAAGCTGGGCCTGGGCCTCGGCCACGAGGTCGCTGAAGACGGGCAGGTCTTCTTCCACGATGGGCGTTTCGACGGGCGCGGGGGCACCCATCAGCGCGGCGTCCAGTTCCGCGAGCAGATCGGCGTTGAAGGTCATGGTTCCCGTGAGTGCTCCTTGGATAACGGTGATGGCGTCCTGGGGTGAGCGCACGATCCAGGCGTGAACGTTGTGCTTGCGCAGCCACATGAGGCGGCTGAGTTGGCGGGGGGTGGCATGCGCTTTACCTTGCTTGACTTCCAGCCCAAACAGGTGCGGGCTGAGCCAGACGATGAGGTCTGGCCAGCCCTCACCCGTCCAGGCGTTCGACGGGAAACCCAGCACCACAGCCTCGGGGTAGCGGTGCTGGATGGCCGTTCGAACACGCTGGCGTAGCTGGCGTTCAGGGATTGGCGTTCTCGAACATGCCCGAGACGGCTTCCTGCATGCTCATGTTGGATGCGGGAGCGGCAGCGGCGCCGTTGGAGGCAGGCGCCCCCACCAGCGGCGTGCCCTTGAGGGCGCCCCAGGTGTCGTCGTCGCCCGCCTGAACCTCCAGAATGTCGGAGAAGGTGTTGCCCCGATCCGACTGGCGGTCGTACACGGTCAGGACCACGAGCGCACCCTTGGCCTTGCTCTCCATGAACTTGCCCATTTGCGAGAACACAGCGTACGGCAGGTCCTGATCCTTGTAGCGCTCGAACAGCGCCTTCTGGATGGCGCCCTGGCCCGCTGCGCCCATGACCTTGGCGATGCCGAACTGGCTGTTTTCTTTGGCACTCATGGCGTAGTAGCGCCCCAGGGTGCGGTTGACGCCAGCGCCTGGGTTGGCGGTCGGACCCTCGACGATGCGGAAATCCACATTGAAGCCAGGCGTTTTGTCGTAGTTTTCAGCCGTGGGCGTGAGGCTGACGAGCACGGCGCGGTAGTACCCCTGTGGCAGACGGGGGCGCCCAGGTTCCGTGTTGGTGAACGAGGGGTCGAGGCGGACTGGTCGGTACGGAATGGGAGTGCTCCTTTCGGTCCCTATACTGTATCAGAACGATACAGTGGTTGTCAAGCAGAGGTGACCTGGCCGTTCTGGTGGAACAACGGCTCGGTCAGCGAGGCCCACGTCGGGTTGCGGACGACCAGGCCCAGCACGTGGGTCGGCCCCTTAGCGATGTAGCGGTCATGCTGACCGATGAACAGCTTGCGCACCTCGCGTGCCTTCTCGTTGATGCGGGTGTTGTGGGCGTCCGCCTCTGGCAGCAGCGGCACCGTCTCATCGGCTTCAGGCTCCTCGACGTCTACGTACAGCCTGCCCAGGATCTCGACCGAATCGCGGATGCCTGAGAGGGCATACGGCGTCAGCCGCGGCCCCGTCTGCACGCTGTCCTCGTAGCGCTGCTCGCGGTCGTTCTCCTGCATCAGGTACAGCACGTGCACGGGCAGCATGTTGAAGTTGCGCTGCCACTCGCTGCACAGAGCGCCGATCTGATTCCAGCCCTGCCAGCCCTGGGGCGTCTTGGGGATGCGCTCGATGTAGTCGCGCAGCTTCTGCGGGTCGGCGGGCTCATAGGCACAGATGTGGCCCAGCGCCAGGTCCTGTACGCGGGACCACGTGTCCCACACCAGGGCCTGGATCTTGTTTTTGGGGTTGACCACGACGTCGTACACGTCGATCACGTCCCGCCAGCGCCTGATCTTGGCCACGCGGATGTTGGGCTTGTTCAGGTACGGGCGGATGTTCTCGTCGTCCACACTCACCACGAGCACGTTGATGCCCTGAATGGACGCCCCCAGCGTGGACTTGCCGACCCCGTTGCGGCCGTACACGCCTGCTCGGAGGTGGCTGAGGGCGAGGACTTCGTGGGGTTGCAGGATCTGTAGTGGCATTCAGGCGCTCCTTCCTTGATCCCAGACTTCCTGGGTGGCTGGCTGGAAGAGTGTGGTACGCATGGCCTCGTTGCGCTGCCCGATCTGGAACTCATTGGCGCACAGCCGCATGTACGGGCAGAACCTGGGGCAGAAGAAGGGGTGCCAGGCGCGGCGGTAGTGGCCGCGCCTGCGGGCTTCGACGATGGCCCGTACCGTGTCGGCCACGTCGAGCATGTTCTCGATCAGATGCGCGTCGGCCCTGAGTGTGGGGTAGCGCTGGAACCACAGCCCGTCAGCGATGACGCGGCCGTACAACCACTGTACATACTCGTCCGCGGAGGCGAAATCCAGATGCGGCTTCCAGTTGTACCTGATCGCGGGCAGCGCTTCGGCCAGGCGTTGCATGGTCGTCTGCTTCTCGTCGTCGCCCGCGTACAGCATGCCGTCCTTCTTGACGCGCAGCGTCGGCGGGTGTTTGGTCCAGACGTAGTCGAAGACGACGCCCATGACGGGCTCCTGCGTCCTGTGGATGACAAGCTGCAGCATGGTCTGCGGATCGACGCCGCGCCAGTCCGCGTCGGGGATGTCCGACAGGCACTTGCGCTCCCAGATCCACAGCCGTCCCTGGCCGTCCTTCTTCAGGCAGTCCACCGTGGCCGACAGCTTGACGCCCTCGGTCGGGCAGTACTCGATGGGCACCTCGGTGCCTGCCAGCGTCCAGGGACCCATCTGATCGGGATTCTCGGACCAGAAGCGCAGGTACTGCGAGCACAGGTCGGACACTTCGGAGGCAAGCTGGTGCGCCTTGGCCGAGTCCGCCTGCTGCTCGATAGCCCACTGACACATGCGCTCAAGCTCAGGCTCGAAGTCCTGTCCCCAATCAGACAGTTCCAGGCACCTGTGGATCCATAAGCCCCTGCGTAGGGCCTCCGACTGGTTGCGGACCAGCGGGACCAGTTCATCAACCCAGCGGTATTCGTACTTTTTGAGACACTGGGCAGCGTCCCGAAAAGCACTGCTGGACAGTGCGAGATCGTTCAATACGTGCTCCTATTCACTTCAACGTACACAACAAGTAGGCTCTAACTGTATCAGCTACCGTCAAGGAATGTCAACCCCCAGACCCCACGGTCCAGCGGTGATCTCCACCTGAACGAGTCCCTCGGGCAGGCGCAGGCCTAACCCCGATAGCACCTCCAGCGCATCCACGGTCATCACCCGACGGATCGTCTTCGCGTCTACCTCGGGCCATGCCGTTTCGATCAGCAGCGCGTCGTGCACGTTGCCGACGACGTCCAGGCCGTGGTCTTCGGACAGCAGGATCATCGCCATCTGGGTGATGTCACTGGCAAGCGACTGGCTGGGCATGTTGATGCCCGAGTTGATGGCCTCGTGGGATCCATACTGGGCGTCAGGCAACCGGCGTACGCGGCCGATGGGGCTGCGCGTCCATCCCTGCTGGCGCAGCTTCATGTCCTCGAACCTGTGCCACACGGGGAACTCGGGGAATACGCGCTCGAACAGATCGTGCAGTTTCCGGGCTACATGGTCCGGCCAATCGATCTCAGCCACGTTCCAGGCGTACTCCTGCAGCCCCTGCCAGGAGATGCGATAGATCTGGGCCAGGATGGGCACCTTGCCCATGACCTGGCGTTCGTCCTTGGTGATCAAGCGGGGATGTTTGTTCAGAGCCAGGGCCGCGAACAGACGGTAGATGTCCGAGCCCTCGTGGAAGGCCCACAGCATCGAACCCCTGGGCACACCGTCCCACGTCTCGGGCCGACCCAGCGCCAGCCAGGCGCACAGCCTGGCCTCGATCTGACGGTAGTCCGCGGACAGCAGCACACGCCCAGGCGGCGCCGAGAAGATGGGGCGGACTGTGGTATCTCTTGGAGTGGTATGGAAGAACGAGGACAGCCTCCCCGTCTCGACCGAGGTCGTGCGGTACTCAGGATGGAACCTGCCGTCGAACGAATGCTTGGTCGCCTTCGAGATGGGGCGGAAGTACGTGCTGATCTTCTTCCTGGGGCGTCGGCAATCGAGGATTTTGCGCGCTTCTGGGTGCTGCTGAGCGAGGCGGTTCACGACACTTTCGGCCGTTGACGGGTGTTTTTTGCCGTGTACGAGGACAGGTAAACCCAGGGTCTGGTACAACCAGTGCGCAACTTGCGGGTGGCTGGCAGGGTTGGCGATAGGAACCGAGCGGTCGGCGGCCTGTTGTTCCTGCCACGCCCTCCACAGGAGCCTTGCGGTCGCCGAGCGGTCAACGTAGATGCCCGTTGCAAGCATGCGTTCAAGGGCACGCAGCTTGGGCATCTCGACCGTCTCGGCATACGCCTGCAACCACCGATCCTCCGCGAGGATGTCCATCTCCCGCTCGTACAGCAGGGGTAAGACGGCCGCGTCGTAGCCGTTATACGGATACAGTTCCGCCAGCGAGTGCTTCTTGCGGGCGTTGATGTCCCAGTCGGGCCAGCCCAGGTGCGCACGGCCTGCCCACTTCAGGCTTTTGGGCGCGTTCTCGTCCAGCAGGTGGAGCCCGACCATGGTGTCCCACCTCGGCTTGGGGAGCGTACGTGTAAGACGGAACCACACGAGGTCGTCGAAGACTCCGTTGTGGACCAGGCCATGGATCGGGCCTAACGAGTGTAGCCAGTCGAGGACCATGACACGCCAGGCCAGGTCGGTTTCCTCGTGCTGCAGGGGTACGACGTAGGCCTCTTCACCAGTGAAGGCGAAGCCAATCGTCAACGCCTGGAAGCCCGTGGACCACCACGGGGTGACGTTGGTCTCGAAGTCGTAGGCCACGAGGGGTGTACGCTGGATCTCGCGGCGTAGCTTGACCAGCCCTGACGACGTGTCTACCAGACGCACCGACACTGGCGGCACGGACGGTGGCGGGGCAAGCTCGCCGCGTATCAGCCTGCCGTAGCGCATGATGTCGGCCAGCCACGAGGGCTCGCGGCCCATATTGCGCAGGATGGCCGCGGGGTGCGGCGCGGGCAGGATCCAGCACGCGTAGCGGTCCGACCAGACCTCTTTGCCCGACATGGCGCCCACGGTGCCGCGCCCCAGCAGACGCTGCAGGGGGATGTTGCCCAGCGCCAGGATCCACTGTGGCTGGACCATGGCGATCTCGGCGTCCAGGGCGTCCTTGCAGGCACGTGCATACTCCATGTCGGGCTCACCCGCGCAGCCGAAGGCGTTGGTCAGAAAGGCCCGCTTGATGCCCGCGCTGGCGAGCGCATGCTTGAGCATAGCGCCCGAGGGGCCGATGAACGGTCGGCCCTCCCTGTCCTCTTGACCACCAGGGTTGATGCCGATGCACATGACCGTGGGTCCGTCCCACTCACCTGTGGACCACCACTCACCATCGACGTTGACCGAGCGCGCAGTCTGCCACAGCGGGCAGAGTTGGCAGCCGTGGTCCCTCATAGATTCCTGAGCCTCATCCGAAGCTGATTCAACATCGCCCGAGCCATGTCCACCAGGCTAGCGTTCTCCTTGAGTGCGATGAGTTGCGTCTCGTCCTGGGTGCCGTCGCCGACGAGGTAGATGATCTGCACGTGGCCGCGCTGACCAATACGCCACACGCGGCCCCAGGTCTGCCGCCAGGCGGGAATGGAATTCTCCAGGGTGAAGAAAATGAGACAGTCGGCCTCACTGAGGGTAATGGCTACGCCGCCTGCCCGCTGCTGCAGCAGCAGCACCTTCGGGCCTGGCACCTTCTGGAACCAGTCCTCGATCTCGGGGCGCTTCTTCTCGGGGGTCGCTCCCGAGATGACCCTGAACTCGGTGCCGCGAGCCTCCAGGGCGGCTTCCAGCCTGTGGAGGTCGTGCGCGAAGCGACACGAGACCACCACCTTCTTCTGATCACGCTCCTCCAGAAGCTCCAGGCAGGCGTCCAGCTTGGAGGTGCCCAGGTCATGGATCTCCCCCGCCTCGTCCGTCACGAAACCCGCACTGATCTGCGCCAGGCGCAGCATCTTGGTGAGCACGATGGTGGCCGCTGCCTCATTGTCGGGGTCGAGCACGGTCCTGAGAAGGCGGGCCATCTCGTCGTAGTGCTTGTTCTCGACCCTGGACAGCTTGACGGGGACGATGCTTTCGATGGGCTCAGGCAGGTTGACCAGCGAGGCATCAGCGTGGTGCGTGTACGGGGCCATGGCGTTCAGGATGCGGTTCTGGGCGCCAGGCTTCATCAGCGGCTTGCCGTCGGCCCCTCGCTTGGGCCAGTTGCCGTTGGGTCCCGTCAGCCACAACACGTCCTCGCGGTACTTCTGAAAGGGTTGCTGCCACATCGGGTTGGCAGAGTCGATGATGCGGTACTGCGACCACCAGTCCAGGGGTGAGTGGGCAGGCGTCCCCGAGAGCAGCAAGCGATACTTCGCAGCCGCGGCCAGCTTCATCGCCGCACGCGTACGCTTGGCCTTGTACGACTTGACGTACTGGGCCTCGTCGAAGATGACCATGTCGGGGTTCCAGCGCATGAGGGCGTGCAGACGGTCGCGGCCCGCCAGGTTGCGGATCCTCTGCGGATCGGCGGGTATGGGGTCGATCAGCTTGTCGTACGAGATGACCACGAACGTGGGCTGGGGATCCTCGTCGATCTCGTCGATCTCGATCACGCGGGCAGTGGGCCACCATTTGGCGACCTCTCGGCGCCATACACCTTTGGCCACCACGGGGCAGCACACGACCATGCGGTTCAGCTTGAGGAAGCGCACCACGGCCTGCGTGCCGAGCGTCTTACCCATGCCTGGGTCCCACTGCATGTATGCCCCGCCATACTGCTGGAGAGCTTGAATCACGGCGACAGATCCTTCGATCTGCCAGGGGCGTAGAACGGATATGGGGGTGCTCCTTTGTGCAAGTGCTGTTTCACTTGCTGCTTGATGTGCACTATGATACACTACTCCGACATGAGTAGTCAAGCCGAGAAGGAGATGGCCTATGGCTAGAGGAGTACCGCGGGTGGACGATCTGCCGCAGGTGCCCGTCGAGGGCTATCTGACCATGGATCAAACCTGCGAACGTATGGGCACCACGCGGGACTACATGTTCCGCCTGCGCCAACTGGGCGTTTTGATGCCCGTGGCACGCGTCGATAAGACGCTGCTGTATCGGGAAAAGGACGTCATCCAGTACATCCTGCGCCACGCCCACCTGGGTCGCGTTCGTGCCCGTCGAACCGATCCGCTGGCCGCCGTGGCGAGCTAACCTATCAGCTTCCGTAATCCGACCGCACGGAGGTCTTATGCACCAACCTGTTCCCACAGGCGGCAGCGCGCTGCCTGTCGATCCCATAGACGCGATGAAAAGCCTGGCGCGGATGGGGTTTCACGTGTTCCCCGCCGCCTATCGAGCCAAGACACCCTACCCAGGGTTGAAGTCCTGGCTGCCGTTCGGTGAGCGTCCCGCAACCGACGCGTTCATCGAGCAATTTCGCGCACTGCCGAGCCCGATCAACATCGGGCTGATCTGTGACGAGCATCTGGGCGTCATCGACATCGACAATCTGCAGTTCGGGGCGTACTTCGAAGCCCAGGGGCCTGAGCGACTCAGGACGTGGGTGGTGCAGACTCCTTCGGGAGGGCTGCATGTGTACGTGCGTAGCGTTGAGCCGATCACCACCAGCGTGCTCAAAACCCCAGGGGGGTTGAAGATTGGCGATCTGAAAGCACGCGGGGGCTACGTCATCTGCCCCCCGTCGGTGGGTGCCAATGGTGACTATGAAACCATGTACGGAGACCCCTCGCGCATCGTCGAGGTTGACAACGCCAGGGAGTGGTTTCTCCGGACGTACGTGGACAGGTATGTGGTTCCCGTACGCATCGACACCATGACTGTCGGTGACCAGTACACCGACGTTCGGGCCCAGGACCCGCCACCGCAGGATGTCCAGCAAGCGCTGGCGGCCGAACTGCGCGGAGCCCTGCTGGCGCGCAAGCTGCGTACCTACGTGTACGTCACGCTGACCGAAGGCTCCGAGGCCGACGGCGCCGTCGAGCACTGGAAGAATCCCGACGATCACAGCGGTATCGACTTCGGCTGCCTCAAGGAACTCATCGGGCTGGGCTGGGCGCTGCCCAAGATCGAGCAGTGGTACGCATGTTCGCCCATCGGCGACTACCGCTATCGCGGCGATTCGAAGTCCAGGGGCCACGGCTACCTGCAGCGCACCTTTGACGCGGCCAGGAAGGCCTACGACGACGAGTCGGTCCAGCTTCAGGCCCTGAAGCTCGGCAACGCCACGGTCGTGCCCAACACCGTCGAGCGCTACGTCAACGACAACGAGACGTTCTACCGCATCGACTTCCAGTCCACGACCTTCCCGCATCGCCAGCCCGACCACGTCGAACTGCGCGGGGTGGACTTTGTGACGCCACACGCCTTCAAGGTGGCGTGCGCCCGCTGGAACTTCTCGCCCGACCTGGGCAACTTCGACACGGGCGACAAGCTGCGCGGCCTGTTCGATGGCATCAAGGAACTGGCCACGGACGTCCCGCTGCCCGAGGGTGCTTCGCAGGAATCTCAGGTCCAGGCCCAGATCCACCTGTTCGTCCAGGGCAACGCCCACCCCCTGCTGCCAGGCGCCAGCAAGGAGATCCTGTACGCCTGGGACGACGGCACGTTCGTGTTCGTCAGGTGGACGATGCTGATGCAGTCGATGCGCAACCTGCACCCGCACCCCTCGGCCAGGACGGTCTTCGACCAGTGGCAGGAGCTTCGAGGGGTCTCCCTCAAGAACGGGCTGTGGAGAGCGCCGCGGAACGCTTTTCCTGGGCTCGACGCGCCCTGAAAACCCGCATCCACTCACGGCGGCAGGTCCGACAGGCTCTGCCGCCCGAAGGGACGGGATACGTGTTGACGCTATCGAAGGGATGGCCACGCTCACAGGCCTGTTTGCGCATGTTCTCAGCGATGGGGTTGTCGGCCAGCGCGGCGGTCTCGGCGTAGCTGGCCAGCCTGAGGTGGTCGGGCCGCACGCAGCGATGCTCGTCGCACGTGTGCAGCACCACCTCGTCGTCGCACTCCCCCACCCAGCGCGCGTAGGCCAGCCTGTGGACACGCTGAGCCCTACCCGCGGCCTTGAAGCGGCCGTAGCCGTCGTCGGGGTCAACGTAGCCGATCCACAGCCAGTGATCAGCAGTGGTGACGACGTAGCGGTCGAAGCGCTCAGCCCACGCGGGGCTCCAGGCGGTAGGCACGCCTGAAGTGTAGCGTAGTCAGGCTCGGGGGAACGGATAGTCGATGCCGCCTTCGGCCAGGTCGAGGAAGTCCAGCGCCACCCTGTGACGACTGGCGCCGACGTACGCGACGCACGTTTCGCCCGTGTCACCCCTGAGCATGGCCTGAGCGGGCAGGCTACCCCAGCCGCGCACCAGCGTCACGTAGTCGGCCTCGCGCCCCTTGGCGCTGTGGATGGTTCCGATGCGGTTGACGGGCGGCAGGACCAGTGCGGCGTCGCCGTAGCGGGCACGTACGCGCTCGAAGTAGTCAGCCCTGGGCAGGGCGCGCTGGAAGCGCTTGAGGTGCTGTGACCAGTCGGGGATGTCGTCCAGGCTCACGCGTCCGCGCAGCCCTGAGACCCGCTTGATCTCACGTGGGTCCATCAACCCCCTGGGCAGCGCCTTGACGAAGGCGCTCAGGCCGCTGGCCGTGGTCGTCTCGTCGAGCAGCAACTCATGCGCGGCGCGCCAGGCTTCGGTGCCGCGGGCACCCAGCGGCCCGCCGCGGCCGTTCAGGAAGGCGTACGGCTCGCCCGCGGCTTCGAGCATCGTGCCGATGCGGTAGACCAGCTTGCCCGTGCGCGCCAGCCAGAAGTGGGTACCGTCCAGATCCTGGCTCTGGACGTTGCGCACACCCGTCCAGTCGGTGATCAGCGGATCTTCGCCGAAGCCGCCAGCCCGCAGGATGGTCTGTGCATACGTGGCTGCCTCAGGCGTCAGGCGATGCGAGTTGCCGATGGTCGTCCAGCCGCCAGGCTGGCCGCGAAACAGGGCGGGGTCGCCGCCCGAGAAGATGAACAGCGCCTGCCACGGGTCGCCCGCGCACACCGTGCGTTCGATGTTCTCGCGCCAGGCGTCGATGACTCGCCACAGCAGTCTGGAGTTGTCCTGGGCCTCGTCCACCAGCAGGTATTTGACAGGCAGCCGCTCCGCGATACCCATCTCCAGCAGGTCGTCGAAGTCGAGCACGTCCATGTCGTGCTTGTAGTCTTCATACGAATCGACCAGCGCCCCGAGCGTTGCGATCGACATCTCGGCGCCAGACCGAATGCGCAGCATGTCCTCGACGGGGATGCAGCGCTGGCGCGCGGCGGAGTACAGGTCGAGGGCCCACTCGGCCTTCGAGGTGGGCCGGTCGCCCAGGTCGAAGGTGTCCAGGCGATCAATCGAATCGGTGCCGTCGAAGTGCGCCCGCTCGTCGCCCGCGCTGCGCGCCCACTCGGTCTTGTGCGCATTTGTGACGATAGTGGGACGCCCAGTCAGGCGATAGCACAGGCTGTGGATGGTGCCGACGTACGGAAACGCGCGGTTGAGCATGTCGCGGTTGGCCGCGTTGGGGTTGAGACGAGCGATGGGCGCCAGGCGTTCTTTGAGTTCCGAGGCCGCGGCGCGGGTGAACGTCACGGCGCCCAGCGCCTGGGGACCGTACTCGCGCACGACCGCCTCGGCGATGGACACCAGCGTGCGCGTCTTGCCCGCGCCAGGCGGACCGTACAGATTCGCGCTCTGACCCATCAACGCGCCTTCAGGCGGCGCACCAGGGCGTTCAACTCATCCAGCTTGTCGCTGAGGTTCAGCACCTGTCGGTTCAGGTTCAGCACGTCGCCGCGCAGATCATCAAAGTCGTCTCTGTCCGTGAACTTTTGATACATGCAGTCGCAGTCGCACTGCACCTGCGTGTGGTCGGCAACCTCTCTGTTCAGGTCGTTGAGCTTCTCCTCGACGGCCTCGAACGTTCTTTCAAGCTGCAGCAGCAGCGCGTGGTCATCTTTCTGGTTCAACATAGCCTCGCGGTAGTCCAGCGACGGGAGCCGAGGTTGACCCAACCCCAGGCGAGTGCGTCGATGGCTGCGTAGGGGTCGTAGCGGGACTGGCCCGCTTGACCCTGCGGAGTTTCAAGCCAGGTCTGGTAATCGAACTGGGCCAGTCCCAGGTGACCACCGTTTTTTGCGTAGGGATCCCACGTGCTTTCGTGCATGATGATGCAGTCGAGCTTGCGGGCCAGGTCGGGGTACGTCGCGTACAGGTACTCGTAGGGTGTCGGAAGCACCCAGTCGGGGTCGGGATCGTCAGCGGTAAGACCGCTGACGACCAGCGACACGGCGAGTATGACGGCCATCGGGTCAGGCTAACTGACCCGCGGCTACCTCCTGGGCCGCTGTCCAGGCCCGCTGCTTGGCCTCGGCCCGCTCGCCGACGAGGATGGCCGCCGCCCGAGCGTCGGACACGGGGCCCCTGGCGCCGCCGCGCCAGTCCTCGACCTCGACCACCGCGTTGTACAGACCCCAGGCGGTGCCCGCGGCTGCACGAGAGTCCATACCCCGACCCCGACCCGAGAAAAGTTCCAGCGCGGCCTTGCGCCGATCGGTGATCAGACGCGCCTCCTGCTGCCACTTTTTCTCGCGCAGTTCGGCGTAGTCCTTGCCCAGGTAGGCATCCGCGTCGGGCCGCACAGGGGCGGGGTAGGCCGCCTTGAGCACGTGCAGGACTTCCTGCTTGGGGTTGGTGAGGCGGTAGTCGGCCAGCACGTTCATGGCCTGCTGCAGGGCGGGCAGGCCGTGCTCGGCGACGTCCACCACGTCGGCCATCCAGCGCCCCATGCGGGTCAGGATGTATGCGTCGTGGACGAAGCGCGCCGACTGGCGAGCCTGCTGATGCGCAAGCTGGACGGTGTTCATGCACACCTCCCGCACGGGGGAGGTAATGGCGGTTGAGGCGGTCAACCCGTCCATCCACACGTGCACGTTCAGGTAGATACGCATGGTGTCGCCGCGCACCTCGATGGGCTCCAGGCGGCAGCCCATCATGAACAGTTTGCCGTCGCGCAGGAAGGCCGCGGTCTCGATGTGCTTACCCACGCGGGCGTCCCACATCTCAGCCGTCTGGACGGGCGTCACGAGGTGGTAGCCCTCCTTGACCAGGCCCATCATGGCCTCTTCTGTGTGCGTGCCGAACGGGGTACGCACGATGGCGTAGGCGGGCACCCCGATGTGGCTGCCGTCCTGCCGCGTGGCAATCGTTTCCAGCGGCAGCTTGAGGTAGTTGGGCCCGCCGAGGGCGTCCACAACCTCCAGCGCCGTGTAGCGCTTGAGTGGATCCAGGCCCGCCTTCATGATGTTGTGCCAGCCTGGCTCCGTACGGTCCGCGAAAAACAGATCGTCGAGAACTTCTGCGGGAATGGGAGTGCTCCCTTCAGGAGTGGAATTCACCCCATTGTCGGGGCGATGGAGTAACTGTATCAGATCAGAGTGTGGTTGTCAAGCAGCGGTCACTGCTTGACGTCCCACAATTGCTTGAGCAGGGGTTTGCCGATCTGCTTCATGTACGGGCTGATCGCAATCAGCCTGTGGGTGTCTTCGATCGGGTAGTACTGCCAGCGGTAGTGGCCCGAGACCCACCACGAGTGCTTGAACTCGCGGCTGGAGCCCTGCGCGGCCTCCCCGTTGGGGTACACGGGCTCATGCAGCGGGCGCCTGAGGGTAATGACCGAGCACTCCCGCTCGGGTGCCGCTTGCTTGAGACGGTCGTAGTCCCTACGCACCGCTCTGGGCAGCCTGTGCAGCGCGGGCGTCGCGTCTACGAAGGGCGCCTGCATGAAGGCCAGCATGCGCAGCACCGCGCCGATCTCCCTGTGGAAGCGCCTGTGTTCGAAGTCCTGTGGCCAGCGTGCGCCGAACGGCAGCGGCTCCATGAGCACGTACTGCATGCCGTGATAGGCGGGATCCTTTGGCCATATCTGCTTGTCGAAGAGCAGCACGGCGCCCGCATCGCCCAGGCGTGAGATCAAGCACCACCACGTCTCGGTGTGCGCGGGAATCGGCTGGTTGGTCTTGCCGTCGAGGGCCAGGTCGTTGCTGGCACCCAGGAACGCGACGCTCTCAAAGGTAAAAAAGAGATCCGTGAAGGGCATCGCGTTGGGCTGAAAGACATGCTCGGGCAGCGGTGCGTAGCACGCCGCTTCGAACGTGTCCTGACGCCACAAATAGGTCTGCGC